CAACGGCCACAAGATGTACGAGACGATCGACGGTAACGCGACCAAGCAGGACAGCCGTTACCTGGCGATCACCAACGCTTACCTCCCCGGCGAAGACTCTGTCGCCGAGCGGATGCGCGAGTCGTTCAACAAGATCCTCGAAGGCCGCATGGCGGACATCGGGTTCATGTACGACTCGATCGAGGCTCACGCCAAGACCCCGCTGACGGCGCTTGCGCTGCGCATCGTCATCCCGAAAATTCGGGGCGACGCGGTCTGGCTGAACGTCGACTCGATCATCCAGTCCGTGATGGACGCGACGATCGCGCCTTCGCGCTCGCGTCGCATGTGGCTCAACCAGATCGTCGCCGAAGAGGATGCGATCTACGGGCCGGCCGAGTGGGACACGCTGCTCGACGAGAACAAGACGCTGAAGCCGAACGACGAGATCGTCCTGGGCTTCGATGGCGGCAAGAGCTCGGATGCAACTGCGCTGATCGCGCTGCGCGTTCGGGACATGTGCGCCTTCGTGCTCGGCGTGTGGGAGAAGCCGGACGGCCCGCAGGGCGAGGACTGGACAGTGCCTCGCTCGGAGGTCGACTCCGAGGTGCATGAGGCGTTCCGCCTCTTCGACGTGAAGGCGTTCTTCGCCGACGTCGCCCTGTGGGAGTCGTACATCGCCGACTGGTCGGAGACCTACGGTGAGCGCCTGAGTGTGGCTTCGCCTACGGGTAAGGACGCGATCGGGTGGGACATGCGTGGTTCGCAGAAGACGGTGACGCTGGCGCATGAGCGCCTGATGCGTTCCATCTTCGACGCCAAGCTGGCCCACGATGGCGACCTCACTCTCCGCCGCCACGTCATGAACGCTCGGCGCCGGACGAACAACTACGGCATCTCCTTCGGCAAGGAGAGCAAGGACAGCCCCCGCAAGATCGACGCCTACGCCGCTCTGATGCTGGCGCATGAGGCGCTGTACGAGCTCCGTGCTCGCGGCAAGAAGGTCCGCAAGCGCACGGGCCGTGGCTACTTCATCTGACCCTGTGTAAGTGTGACCGAAAGGTGGTGAGGCATGGCCGACACCAGCCCAGCATCCCTGGCGAAGGAACTCCTCGCCATCCTCGATCGTGACGAGGCCCGCATTCAGCGGATCGACAACTACATCCACGGCAAGCACGACGACCCGTACATGCCGCCCCAGGCGGACGACGAGTACAAGCTGCTGGCCAAGCGGGCGATCTCCAACTGGACTCCGCTCCTGATCGGGACGCCGGCCCAGGCGCTCTACGTGGACGGCTACCGGCCGAGCACGTCGACCTCGGGCCTTCCGACCGCCTCATCCTCCTCGTCCACGCAGTGGACCCACTGGCAGCGTTCTCGCATGGACGCCCGCCAGGCCGCGGTCTACCGGGGCGCGCTCGGCTACGGTCACTCCTTCGTCCTGACGGAGAAGACCAAGAAGGGCGTCATCTCCAAGGGCCTGTCGGCCAAGCGGACGGCCGCCCTGTTCGAGGACCCCGCGAACGACGAGACTCCGTACGCCGCGATCACCGTCGTCTCCAAGCCGCGAGGCGAGACGCTGGGCAAGGCCCGGCTCTTCGACGGCAAGAGCGAGTACGCGGTCCAGTTCAAGTCGTACACCGACGCTGACTCCATCAGGGTTGGTGCCGGTAAGCGCCACGGCGCGAACGAATGCCCGGTCACCCGCTTCGCTGCTTCGGTCGACCTCGAAGGTCGCACGGTCGGCGTCGTCGAGCCGATGATCCCGCTCCAGAACCGCATCAACCAGACCATCTTCGACCTGCTCGTCGCGCAGACCTACACCTCGCATGAGGTGCGGTACGTGACCGGCATGGCGCCGCCTCTCCAGATGGAGATGGTGGACGAGAACGGTCAGGTCACCACCGATCCGGCGCTGGCCGTAGACAGCCGGCCCCGACTCGACGCGGCCGGTAACCCGGTCCCGGCGAACATCAACCACAACGCCCGGCGCTTCCTCTTCGCCGAGGACCCCGACGTCAAATTCGGTTCGCTGCCTGCCGGTCCGATCGGTTCGCTGATCGACTCGGTGGACATGAGCATCCGGCACCTGGCCGCGATCTCTCAGACTCCGCCGCATCACCTGCTCGGGCAGATCGCCAACCTGTCTGCCGAGGCCCTACTCGCCGCGGAGACTGCGCTGAGCCGGAAGATCACGGAGTTCCAGTCCATCTTCGGAGAAGCCTGGGAGCGCGTCTTCCGCCTGGCCGCCGAGATGGAAGGCGACACCGCTGCGCAGGACGACTTCGCTGGCGAGGTTCAGTGGCGTGACATGGAGTCCCGCTCGCTCGCTCAGGCTGCCGACGCTCTCGGCAAGCTGGCCGACCAGCTCGGTATCCCGAAGCGTGGCCTGTGGAAGCGAGTGCCCGGCGTAACCCAGACCGAGTACGAGGACTGGGAGCAGATGGCCGAGGAGGACGACTCCGTTGGCCAGCTCGCTTCAGCCCTCACCCGAGCGACGCCCGACACGGGCATCACCGCCTCGCCTGACAGTGAGGTGGTGGCCGCGTGACCAGTCCAGCCCGACAGGCTGAGGCTGATCGCGCTGCGATCGCGTTCCAGACGGCACTGACCCAGATCGGGGCAGGCACCGTCCAGGAGGCGCTTACGTTGTGGGAGGACGTCCCGGCTACAGCCAGGGCGTCCACCGCCTCCTCTTGGCTGAGGAGAGCCATCACTCTGGTGATGGGACGCAGGCGCCAGTCGCGGGATCTTGCCCGCGCTTACTACCGCCTCGTTCGCGCCCTGCGGACGGGGAGCACGGTGGCTGATCCTTACCACCCCGAGCCCAGGTACGTGACTGTCACGACCCTGCGCGAGGAGTTCAACGCCTTGGTCGGAGGCGCTGAGCGCCCCCAGGAGGGGCGTGCAAGTGACTCCCCCACCGAGACCTCGGACTCCGCCTCGTCGGCCGCGACCAGCCAGGCTGGGGAAGCTGACGGGGCGGCCCTCACTGATCCCGACGCCGAGCATGAGGCGGAACTCGACCGCATCCTGGTCGAGGAGATCGAGGGCCTTCGCGATGCGGAGGAGAGGATCGAGCGCGAGGCGGAGCAGGAGCTCCGCACTGTGCTGGAAGCCCTCGGGCCCAACAACCTCCAGAAGAAGGTCGACAAGATCGACGGCGCCAGGAGCGCTGACGAGGTCGACGGCCTTCGCGAGGAAGCCCGCAGGCAGGCCGGCGCACAGCAGGCCGCAGCCGCAGAGCGCGTCGCCATGAACGGCGGACGTTCGACGGTCTGGAACCACATGCAGCGCGACAAGCGGGCCATCGGCTACATCAGACTTTCGCGTACCGGAACCCCTTGCGGGTGGTGCGCGATGCTCATCTCTCGTGGTCCTGTCTACCGCTCGCAGAGCTCGGCTGAGTTCGCGGACGGCGACAAGTACCACGACAACTGCCACTGCTACGCGGAGCCTGTGTTCACGCGTGAGCAGTACAGCAGCTCGGCTACGTACGAGCTGAATCGCCGGTATGAGGAGCTGTGGCCCAAGGTCACGCGCGGCCTCTCCGGTAAGGCGGCTGTGTCCGCCTGGCGCCGGTTCATCCGGCAAGAACAGGCCGCAGCCCAGGAGGCTCGGCGATCATCCACGAACGTCCAGGAGGCGTGACAGTGCCCGAGCAGGAAACCCCCAGCACCGAAGAGACCACCACGGAAGAGACCGTCGAGACGCCCCCGGAGGGCGAGACCCCCAAGGGCGACGAGACTCCCTCGACCGAGGAGGCCCCCGCAGAAGAGAGCGTTCCGTCCGAGGTGCTTCGCAAGAAGCTCACCGACGCCAACGCCGAGGCGGCCAACTACCGCACCAAGCTCCGCGAGACCGAGGCCAAGCTCAGCTCGGCCAAGACCGTCGAGGAGTTCGAGGCGGCGACCGCTGAACTGAAGGGGCAGATCGAGACGCTGGAGCGGACGATCCTGCTCAACAACGTGGCCGCGAAGTACGAGCTTCCCGAAGTCCTCGCCAAGCGCCTGAATGGCGCCACGCCCGAGGAGCTGGAAGCCGACGCGAAGGAGCTCCAGAAGCTCATCGCTCCGGCCGCGCCTGAGTCGCTTGGTGGTGGCCTCAATCCCGAGGACGACGCCGACGACTTCGACCCGGTCAAGGCGGCGCAGGCTGCTCGCCGTAGCCGTCGCTACTGACCAACCCTTCTGGTCGCGTGCAAGTGTCGCACGCCCAGCCTCACCTCCCCTACCGACAGGAGTAATCACCCGTGGCACACAGCGTTGTCAAGCCCGAGAAGATCGCCGCGACTGCGGCAGTCGCTCTGGAGCAGGCCCTCGTCGTCCCCGCGCTCTTCCAGCGCGAGGGCATCGACCAGTACAAGGGCGCCGAGAACGACACCATCAACGTCAAGGTTGAGGGCGTCCTCCCGTTCCGCACCTACGAGTGGCGCTCCGGCGAGCCCGGCTCGTCCACCCCTGGCACTCGTCAGCAGATCCAGTTCGACGAGTACACCGAGAAGACGGTCGCCGTCTCCTTCGGTGGCAACATCTACTCGGCCGTCAAGCTGACCGACGAGCAGCGCGAGTTCGACCTCGACGGCTGGGCCAAGCTCATGACCAAGCAGACCGAGGCCATCGGCCGCGGCCTGGAGCGCGAGGCCGTCAACACCCTCCTCGACCAGCCGTACGCCGTCACCCTCGGCGGCAGCGTGTCTGCGCGTGGCGGTAACACCGACCTGCGCCGCACGCTGATCAAGGCGCGCGACGTCCTCAACAAGTTCCGCGTCCCCTCCGAGGGTCGTGTCCTCCTGGTCGGTTCCGACTGGGAGACCTCGCTGCTCTCCGACGAGAAGCTGAACCTGGCCGGCAACGTCGGCGAGGCCGAGGCTGTCTCCGCCCTGCGCGAGGCCAGCATCGGTCGGCGCTACGGCTTCGACATCGTGGTCTCGCAGGAGGTCCCGGCTGACGCCGCGTTCGCGCTGCACCGCTCCGCGTTCATCTTCGCGACCGGCGCCCCGACCGTCCCGCAGTCCGTGTACGGCGGCACCGCCGCTCACAACGGTGTGGCGATCCGCTACATCCAGGACTACGACGCGAACTACCTGACCGACCGCAACGTGGTCAACACGTACAAGGGCTTCCGGTCCATCAAGGACCAGCTCATCGGCATCGACGCCGGTACCGACCAGGCGTACGTCTCGCAGTTCGAGCACTTCGTTCGCGCGATCAAGCTCGACCTCGACGCGACCGCTGACGTGCTGCCCGACCCGGACGGCCCGGACGCTGCCCAGCAGGAGCTGGCCGCGATCACCGGCGTCTCGGGTGCGGCTGACGGCGCTGGCGTCTGATCAACCGGCTGAGTGGGGCGGGGCCTTCGGGCTCCGCCCCTCCCCGTGAGTGAAGGAGAACCATCATGGCGAACTTCGCCACACTCGATGAGCTGAAGGCTCGCCTCGACTGGACGCTCGACGCTGACGAGGAGCGCATCGCGACCTCAGCCCTGGAGGACGCCTCCGACCTCGCGAGCTACCACACAGGTCGCGACTGGCCGGACGCAGCCTCCGCCCCTCGCCTCGTACGGACTCTGGTCCTGAAGGCGTGCAAGCGGTTCATGGACAACCCCCAGGGCTACACCCAGTCCCGCGCGGGAGACGAGACCCTGGGCTGGAATGACAGCCAGGGCGAGAACGCTGGCACCGTCTACTTCACCGCTGACGAGCAGAAGCTCCTCGCGGAGATCGGTGGCCGCAAGCCCGGCCTGGTCTCCGTTCAGGTCTCGGCCTGGAACTCGACGTACCGGCCTGTAAGTGCCGGCCTCGTCCCGGTCGACATCGACGGGCACAAGCCGTTCCCGATGTTCCGTCCGGACGGTGAGCCCTGGTGAGCTCGATGCAGCGTAGGCGGGGAGTTTCGGCGACCGTCTGGAAGAGCCGCTACCACACCGACAACCGCGGCAACGAGATCCTTGTCGCCGACGCGAGCGGACCACACCATGTCCGGTGCGCGCTGATCCCGCAGCGTTCGGCCC